ATGCGCGACGGGACGTCAATCGCGATGCTCATGATCGACATCGACCACTTCAAGCGGGTGAACGACACTTACGGTCATGCCGTTGGCGACGAGGTGCTGAAGGAACTGGCACGGCTCGTCACCTCCTGCATCCGCCGGCCGGCAGACCTCGCGGCCCGCTATGGCGGCGAGGAGTTCGCCGTGATCCTGCCCGGGACAGACAATGACGGCGCCGCCGCGGTCGCCGAGGCGATCCGGGCCGCCTGCGAGAATGCGCTGAGCGAGCTGCCGAGATTCACTGTGAGCATCGGCGTCAAGGCGGCCCGCCTCCGCCCGGGCGACCGACTGAAGCAGTTCCAGTCGGCAGCCGACAAGGCACTCTATCAGGCGAAGTGCGAAGGCCGTAATCGCGTGATGGTGGCCGCCTAGGTAGGGGACTCATTGACCGGAGACGGTTGCAGCGATGCACAAGGCAACGCTCGCGAGGCCGCTCCTCAGCCATGTCTGGGGGATCGCACAACGTGACCGGAGGGCTGGTTCGATCCTTCGCGCCAAGGCCCGCCTCTTCCCGCGAAACCCCGGCCGATTTCGCTCATCGTGGCGACAAGCGACCTAAGGCAGGTCATCCGCGACAATGGCCAACCGTTACAATGCCTTGATTTCACGGAAGAAACGATGGCGCGCCCGAAAGGATTCGAACCTCTGACCCCCCCAGATTCGTAGCCTGAGCCGAAGTGTTGCGAATCAAGGGGTCCGGCTTGCCATGTCGCGTTTATGTCGCGTCGATCAGCTGAGAAAGGCGCGCTCCCCGGCCTCCATCTCGTCGGCATCATCTGCCTTCGGGAACAGGTGCGAATAGCGATCCATCGTCAGCGCAATCGTCGAATGGCCCATGCGCTCTTGGACGATCTTTGGCGGCAAGGCGAGCCCGCCGTCCTCTTTCCGGTTGATGCACCAACTTGCAAACCAATGCCGCAAGGCATGAAGCCCGGTGTATTTCGGAGCCAGGATCGGCTTGCCGGCCTCGTCGCGCTCGCCCGTGTCGATCGCTACACCGGCCTCTACCCATGCCGGATGCAGCCCACGCCGAAGGATGTTGTTCAACTGCTCCACCTTGCCGACGCCGTTGGCGAAGACGAGGTGCGAGGGGCGGGCATCCTCCCGAATCGGGTTGCCGTCAGCATCCCGACCGATCACAGGGCGGCTGTAGGCCAGCTTCCACTCCTTCAATGCATTGATGACCATCGGCGGCGCCGGCAAGGTGCGTTCACCCGCTAGCGACTTCGGCCGGCCGATATCGTTGAAGCGATCGGCGCGCTGGTGGATACGGATTTCTCGCTTGTCGAGATCTACGTCGCTCCAGCGCAAGCCCCGCAATTCTGACGCTCGCAGACCGCAGAAGGTCGCCACCAACACCAGAGGCCGCCAGCGGCCGTCCAGGGAGCCGAGGAGCGCCTTGACCTCCTCGCGCGTCGGGATGTCCACCCCAACCTTCAGGCGGCCCTTCTGGCGCTGCTCCTGCCGTCGCTCGGATGATCCGCGGCGCGCCTTCATGTCCCGCACGACATTGCGAGCAACAAGGCCGCGTTCTTGCGCATCTGCCACAAGCGCGCTCAGAGAGACCAACACCTTCTTGACCATCGCCGATGAGCGCCCGGCTGCGCGCAGCTCGTCTTCAAACGATCTGACCTTGGCGATCGAGAGCGAGGCAAGCCTAACCGCGCCGAGATGGGGCACGATATGCAATCGGAGGTGCCGGCCATAGTCTTCGATGGTGGCCCGCTCGAGCCCGGACGCCGATGCGGACGCAAGCCACAGCGCGCCGGCCGCCTCTACCGTAGCGCTGTCGCTGTCAGCAACATGGACGCCCTCACGAACCTCGACGGTGGCCGTCGCGGCGAATGCGTCCGCTTCCTTCTTCTTGGCGAACGTCTTCAGCCGGCGCTTTCCCTTGGCGTCAACGTAATCCGCCACCCACGCCTGCTTTTCCTCGCCCCTCGCAGTAGTCCAATTTCGCTTACGGACGGACATCGTTCATTTGTCCTCGGGAGGGTGAACGAACTTCTGCGTCGTGCCTGTCAGGTCAAAGGCTTGAAGCTCTTCCTCGTCCAAATCCTTGCTGTTGAACGTAGGATCGCCATCCGCTGCGCGTTCCAAGTCGTACTCAGCAAATATTCGAGCAACATGCTTCTTCTGGTCTTCGGTAAATCCCCTGATACGACCAGTAATTATACCGCGGATAGTCTCATCGACCTCATCGACAAATTTTCCGACCGCTTCATTTGAAGCGCTGCCCTTCATGACATTCAGCAGCCCAAGAAGTTGCTCAATGCGATCCTCGACCGACCAGGGAGGCGGGAATTCGTTCTCCAGAACGCGGACAATTTCTGTGTTCATCGAGCGGCCATGCTTCTCCGCATAGGCCTTGATGCGGTCCCGCAAGCCAGCAGGCAGCCTCACCTGAAAACGCTCGGCCGTTTCGCTCGGATACTTGTCTCTGTCGCTGCTCATAACACATGAGTGCAACTTGCCATCAGAAAATGCAAGGGTGCGACTTGCACCCATAGAAATCGAATGTTAACCCTATGGGTGCAACTCGCACCTATGGGAGATCGAATTGGCTGACGTCAGGGATTTGACAGACGATATTGTCTGGGAGGTTGCCGCCATCGCGAAGGTGATCGGCCGGACGGAGCGCCAGACCAACCATATGCTCGCCGCTGGGCATCTTCCGGCAAGGAAGGTCGGCGGCCGTTGGGTTGCGTCGCGCAAAAAGCTCTTGGCGGCGGTTCTCGGCGAAGCAGCGTAGGAAGGTGGCGATGGGAGCCCGTCGCGCCTTCATCACTATCGGCGGAATCGTCCAGGCTTTCGCCGATCGTGGGATCACGATCTCCGGTGTCACAGTTCGCCGGTTGATCAATCGGCCCACTGATCCGCTGCCTGCTGGGCAGCTCAGCATGGGCGCGACATCACCCTACGTGCTGTTTCCCGACGACCTCGATGCATGGCTTGCCCGCCAGCTTGATCGACGGCTTCTGCATGAGGAGGCGAGCGATGCAAAGGCATCCTGAAGCGCAAAGCCCCGCGGCTGGTGGCTCAGCGCGCGGGGCAGATGCAAAAGGTCAGCAGAGCGGCTCGACCAAGACAAAATCTACCTCAGATCGTTCGATCGCGAAAGCTCATTTTCCGGAAACTTCCATCGCCGTTTATGATGGAAGGCGCAGGATCGGCGCCATCAGCGAGCTCGATTTGCATCGCGTCCGGTCGCTCGATTCCGCCGGCACCGTCATCGGCGAATACCGATCCCGCCGCGATGCTGCAGCGGCCGTCGCGCGCGCCGATGACATGGGAGGTTCCACATGACAGACCTCCTCGACCACAAGGCTCTTCAGGAATACGGCCGCGCGGCGGCGGCCGGCTGGTTCGCACACCGCGACACCCCAGAGGCTGACCGACAGATCGAGTTCTGGATCGATCGCGTCTCGCTCACCCTATCCGGCGCCTAGCCTGAGGCGTTCGACGATGCTCTTGCGGTATTCAACCACGCATTCGACCGCGCGGCGAATGAGATCGCTGGCAGCATCGTTCGCGTCGAGTTCGGCCTCAACCGCCGCCGTCGGCCAGCCCGCCGCCAGTGATCGCCGGCCGGCTTCGTGCCGGCCGCTGACATGCGCCACCGTGGCGCAAACCTCCACATAGCCAGCCCGCCTATAGGGCCGATCCCGGGGAACATGACCTGGGGAGCAAGTTCCGGAGGGCACCGGATAATCGAAGCCTCGCGTCATACAGCCGTCCCTGGAATGGGGACGGCATGATGCAGGCAGGACGCCGGCGGGGACACCCGATCCGGCACGGGACGCGTGGTCGGTGGTTCGGCTGCGATGCCCCCGCCGTTGTGATGAAGATGCGAGTAGGCCGACCGCACAACCCCGGCCTTCGGAAACGACCTCGCAGAACCACTGTGCTTGCGATGGCCCGGCTCCGCCGTTCCCATGCAGCAGCTTCGTCCTGAACGGGCGAAGTGTGCCCGCTCCGACCCTCACCACCGTTCCCTTCCCCACCAGAAGCGCGAACTTGCTCGAAGTTGGCCGCAGTTGCCATCTGCCCCTGAATCAGTGCGGCGCGCATCCTGCGCGGCATGTTCGATCGCCTCCGCACATTCCTCACCCGCAAGTCGCTCTCCGCGCCTGACGCGGATCTCATGGCGATGTTCGGGGCCACGCCAAGCGGCCTGTCCGTTGGCGCCGCTCAGGCGCTCACGGTGCCGGCGGTGCAATCGGCGATCCGGCTGATTTCGGAAGCCGCCGCCTGTCTCGACATCGCGGTAGAGCGCCGCGTCGATGATGTCTGGACGGCGGCGCCGGACCATCCCGTCGCAGCGCTTCTCGACGACCGGCCGAACGAATGGACCGGCACCTTCGAGCTTGTGCGGGACATGGTGGCCGCGGCGCTCATCACCGACAAAGGCGCTCTCGCGCTGGTGAACCGTGTTGATGGCGGCGCCCGGGTGCACGAGCTGACCCGGTACGAGGCCGCCCATTTCCATGTCGACTACAGCGGCGACGGCAGGCTCGAGCCCAGCTTTCGCGTTAACAACGTCCCGGTGTCGGCGGACGACGTGGTGCATCTGCGCTCGCCGTTCGCGCGGTGCCCTCTTTCGATGGCCGCGGATGCCATCGGCATCGCAAAGACCTTGGAGGAGCACGCGGGCCGGCTGTTCAAGAACGGCGCGCGGCCGTCGGGTGTTCTGTCCCTGAAGGAGCGCACCACGCCGGAGGCGCTGAAGCGCATCCGCGACGCCTGGCAGCTCGCCCATGGCAACGGAAAGAGCGGCGGCACCGCCATCGTCGAGGGCGGGGCGGAATATGCACAGCTCACGATGCTGTCTACGGATGGCCAATTTATCGAAAACAGAACGTTCCAACTGCAAGAAGTGGCAAGGGCATTCCGGGTGCCGGCCACGATGATCGGCGAGCTCTCACGCGGAACGTGGGGCAATGCGGAACAGATGGGCCGCGAGTTCTTGGTGTATTGCCTCGAGCCTTGGCTCCGCGCGCTGGAAGGCGCGCTGCGCCGCGCGCTGTTTTCCCCCGACGAGCGCCGCGACTATCGCGTGCGGTTCGATAGGGATGATTTGACGAGGGCCTCGCTCACGGAGCGTGCCACGGCGATCAGCTCGCTCATTGCCTCGCGCGTCATCAGTCCGAATGAGGGGCGGAACTGGCTCGACATGGCCCCGCGCGAGGACGGCGACCGTTTCGAAAACCCCCATACCGGCGCGTCGCAGCCGGGCGGCCAGATCGGCGCCGCCGCGCCGCAGCCGACGCCCGAGCAGCGCGAGGATGACGCCTGATGGACGACCGCCTCGCGTTCGAGACCAAGTTCACTGTTGGCAAGGATGGTGCCCTGGAGGGCATCGCATGGCCGTATGGCACGCCGGATCGCGCGGGCGACATCATTCAGAAAGGTGCCATCCGGCTGCCGGTCTCCGATCTGCCGATGTTGCGGGGGCATGATCCCGACGCGCTGATCGGCTTGTGGACCGAGGTCAAAGAAACCGACGCCGGCCTCTTCGTTCGCGGCAATCTCGACATGAAGAGCGGCCTAGCGCGCGGCACCCGCAGCCAGATCCTAACCGGCCAGTACAACGGCCTCTCGATCGCCTTTCCGCGGGGGACGGTGAAGGCCAAGCGCAGCGGCCGAAACCGCATCATCTCGGAGCTGGAGCTCTACGAGATTTCCATCGTCCGCAATCCCTCGCATCCCGACGCTCGCATCGTCAGCGCGAAGGCGTTCGACACGGCCCAGGCTCTCGCCGAGGTCATCAACCGCGCGGCAGCCGCGCTCAGCAAAGGAAGTTGAGAATGACGAAACACGTCATGAAGACCGCGCTCGCCAGCTCGGAATTGATCACCAAGGGCGACGATGACGATCCGGTCGGCGTCGTCACCAAGGCCGTCACCGACCTCACCAAGACCGTCGACGACCGCTTCAAGCTCATCGAGACGAAGTCCGCGGAGCTCGAGACCAAGGCCGATACCACGAAGCTCGTCGAGCGCCTCGACAAGCTGGAAGCAAAGAGCAACCGGCCGGGTGGCGCCGTCGACACCAAGGAAGCGGAGCAGATCGAGCGGAAGGCGCTCGGCTCGCTCATCCGTTCCGGCTCGGACGTAGAGGTGAAGGCGGCGGCGTCCGACAATGACCCGGCGGGCGGCTACTTCGTCCTGCCCACGGTCGACCTGCAGATCCGCAACCTGATGACGGATCTGTCGCCGCTGCGCGGCCTCGCCGAAGTGGTGTCCATCTCGACGGACAAGTACGAGCGCTTCTACTCGCTCGGCAAGCGCGGCGCCCGGTGGGTGGCGGAGAGCGAGGATCGCCCGCAGGACACCGCCCGCCCGGAGCTGAAGAAGCACACCTATGGCGTGGCGGAACTCTACGCGGCCCCGGCGGCGACCCGGCATGTGCTCGATGACGCCGCTGTCGACGTCGCTGCCTGGTTGATCCAGAACGCCACCCACGACTTCGCCGAGACCGAGGGTGAAGCGTTCCTCTCCGGCGATGGCGTCGACAACACGCCGCGCGGCCTACTCGACTACGGCACCGCGCCGGAGAAGGACTTCACCCGCGCCTGGGGCAAGCACCAGTATATTCCGGTCGGACATGCCAGCGCACCCACGGCCGCCCAGCTCAGCGACGCTCTGATCGCTCTCGTGGCGAAGCTCCGCCGTCCGTACCGCGCCGGCGCCGTCTTCCTGATGAACAGTCAGACGGCGATCAAGGTTCGCCAGATCAAGGACAACGACGGCCGCTACCTCTGGGCTCCGACCGGCAACCTCATCGAGGGTGTCGATCATCCGCTGCTCGGCTACCGCGTCGAGATCGACGAGGGCATGCCTGACATCGGGGCGGATGCTCACCCCATCGCCTTCGGTGATTTCCGTCAGGGCTACGTGATCGTCGATCGGCAGGGCATCCGCATCAACCGTGACGAGCTCACGCAGAAGGGCCGCGTGATCTTCGACGTCTACAAGCGCGTCGGCGGCGGTGCCGGCGACTTCAACGCCATCAAGTTCCTGAAGATCTCCGCGAGCTGAGGAGCACCCCATGCGTGATCTGGTTTCCAACATCGGCGTGGCGCAGGCGATCGCGCCGGCCGTGAAGTCCGCTGCCGCCGATGGCCTTGCCATCGACCTGAAGGGCTTCAACCGCGTCGCCTTCGTCATCAACACCGGCGCCATCGTCAGCGATGGCGACTTCGGCGTGAAGGTGCAGGAGAGCGACGACGGCTCCGCCTTCACCGACGCGGATGCTTCCGATGTCCAGGGCACCGTGCCGGCCACGCTGGCGGCGACGAGTGCTTACAAGCTCGGCTACATCGGCTCCAAGCGCTACGCCCGCCTCGGCCTCACCAAGGCCGGCGGGACGTCCATCGCGCTCGGTGCGGTCGCCGTGCTCGGCGATCCGGCGTTCGCGCCCGTGGCCTGAGGTGTGAAGCTGGCCATGGACCTTGAGAGCTTCATCCCAACGCCGACCTCCTTCGGGCGCCGCGGCAGATTGGTGACGCCGAGCGACGACACGGACCTCCCGCAGGCGGTCAAGGCCGTCGTGGTGGTCGGTGCCGGCAACGTCGCGATCGTCCCGATGAACAACCCGGACAACGAGCCCATCGTCTTCGAGGGCTGCGAGATGGGGTTCATTCCGCCCTATCAGGTCCGCCGCGTGCTGGCGACCGGCACGACGGCCACCGTCTACACGGCGGAGGACTGAGCATGCCGGTCCGCGCGCCTCGCATCTGCGGCTGTGGCTATCGCATCGCCAGCGGCGAGCAGTGCCCCTGCCAGCGTAGGCGCGCGGCCGAGCGTAAAGCCAAAGCCGATCAGCAGCGTCCATCAGCCCGCGAGCGTGGGTATGACGGGAAGTGGGATCGCGAGCGCGCGGCTTTTCTCAAGGCCAACCCGTGCTGTGCCCGCTGCTCGGCGCCGGCGACCGTGGTCGACCATGTCATTCCGCATCGAGGCGACGGCAAACTGTTCTGGTCGAGGTCGAATTGGCAGGCCCTATGCCAGCCCTGCCACCGCAGGGCGAAGCAGGCCGCCGAGGCCCGGGGGGTGGTCGCCGACTTTCGGAACCGGCCAGGGACCGGCGGGGGATGGACAGCGCAAGATTCCGCGGAATTGGGGAAAATTGACCCGGATCGAGGCGAGCAATGAGCGAGCTTTCCACTGAAGACATCGTGTCGCTCGCCGATCTGAAGGCGCACCTAAACGTCACGCTCGATGCCGATGACGGCGTGCTGACCTCGAAACTGCAAGCCGCGCGCCGGCATATCGAAGCCTGGTGCGGGTCGCTTGAGGACTTCGAGGACGGCGTTCCCGACGACCTGAAGGAGGCGATGAAGCAGCTCGCCGGTCATCTCTACGAGAGCCGCGAGGCGACTTTCATCGGGCAGGGCTCGGTGACCGAGGTGCCGCTCGGCTTCCACGAGCTGATCGGCCCTTACCGCCGTTGGGAGTTCTGACCATGAGCGCCCAGTCCGAGCGGCTGAAGCGCCGCCTGCAGGCCATCCCGAAGGCCACGATCGCGGCCGTTACGCCGGCCCTGCGGAAGGCCGCGGACCAGATGGCAGACACCATGCGCCAGCTGGCGCCGGTCGATACCGGCGACCTGAAAGACTCCATTGCGGTGACGCCGGCGGGGCAGTCGACGCCGCCCTATTCGCAGCCGGGCGGCAGCATGGTCGTGCCCCCGAACGCCGTCGCCATCACGGCCGGCAACACCGACGTGCGGTATCCGCACCTTGTCGAGTACGGGACCTCGAAGACCCCGCCGCACCCGTTCTTCTGGCCAGCCTTCCGCCTGCACAGGAAGAAGGCCGCCAGCGCCATCAAGCGCGCCGTCTCAAAGGCGGTCCGCTCCACGAAGACATGATCAGGAGATCGTCATGACCATCAAATCCGCTGCCGGCGCCAAGATCTACATCGGCACCACGGCCGCCGCGACCAACGAGGCCACCTTCGCCGCCGATACCTATACCGAGATCAAGGAGACCGAGGATCTCGGCGAGCTCGGCGACGAGAGCGAGGCGATCACCTTCGCCGGTCTCGGCGATGCCCGGGTGAAGAAGCTCAAGGGCGCCCGCGACGCCGGCACGCTGGTGCTGGTGGTCGCTCGCGATCCGCTCGATCCGGGCCAGATCGCCATCAAGGCGGCGGAGAAGACGAGCTTCGAATACAATTTTAAGATCGTCGCCAATGATGCACCCACCGCCGAGCACACCAACTCCATCTATTACTTCAAGGGACTGGTGATGTCGGCCCGCGACAACATCGGCCAGCAGAATAACGTGGTGCGCACCACGTTCAACATCGGCATCAACTCGGCCATCCTCGAAGTTCCGGTCGAGGAAGAGGAAGCGTGATGCGGGACGGCATCACGCTCCATCTTGCCGGTCAGCCTGTCGAGCTGGTGCCGACGCTTGGTGCCGCCGTGGAGTTGAACAGGCGTCACGGCGGGCTGATGAACCTCCTCGCGGCGCTCGAC